AATAATAGACAATCGTAAATCGTTTTCTCGTTTATCATTTTCAAATCATAAAAAATCGAACGTTATACAAGAACTTACCGAATCTTTATATTATAAAAAAAGAGACGATGCTTTACATTGGACGGCTGAAATGATATGTAGTGGATATTTGGCGGATTTATGGAAAATTTATATTATGTTTTATTGTAAATATATACATATTCATAATATAAAAATACCCATATATTTATGTAAAAAATTAGAAGAATTCAAAGGTATTTCGACTAAAACTGATTTTAAAAACGACGATACCACAAGAAATATTTTTTTTACAATTACACTTATTTTTTGCGAGACAAAAAATGAACACTCTTTGCTTTCTATGCCTTTTTCATTTAATTTAGAAAAAATGTACGACCATTTGAATGCGGATAATGTAGAATATATAAAACCATTTTTTAAGCAACAAGACCCAAAAGAGTTTTATATACCCCTAAATGAGTTGGTCTATCATATAGACAATACAAAAGATAAAACCAGCATTATTTATTGGTTAGATTGGTTGATAGACTATGATGTATATTTGACAAAAAAAAAGAAGAATGTTTACATAGTACCGCGTGGGAATATGTTGTTCAAAGATGATAAAAAAAATAGAAATATTATATGGTTATTATGGGATATTTTATTAAAAAAATCTAGCCACTGTAAAGATATTATACAACAATGTATACAATGTTTATATGTGTTATTTCAACATAAATATTCGGTGACTTCTAATAAAACATACAAAGGTATATTATATGTAGTAGTTCATTTGATATATTCACAGGACATCAATATGAATATAAAATTAATAGAAAACACAGGACTGTTTAAACATTTATACGATAATACCCAAATTATTTTTAGTGAAATAAAAGTAAAAGAAGTTTGGATAGAAGAGACAAAAACTGAAAAACAAAAATTATACGATTCGTTATACGCCTGTTGAACCAAACCCACCTGACCCTCTCGAAGTGTTGACACCTAAATCCGTTTTTTTATCGACCAATTCTACCACAATGGGTAAAACATCAGGAGAGACAATTTGTAAAAATCGCTCGTGTTTATTTACTTGTATAGGTGTTGAAGAATATATAACGTCAAACATACCTATTAGACATCCTCTATAACCAGAGTCAATGATGCCTACATTATTTGCCAATCTTAATTTTGTTTTAGAAATACTTGACCTAGGATACATATAAAACCCACTATTGTATTGTTTTGTATTGTAAGCATTTAGGACATTTTTATCCGAAGATATTTTTTTAATTATTTTAGCGCTACACATCACTTTAAAATCCATTTTATTCACTTTGTCTGACATGATAATTTGGTCTTCTGGATTCCATAAGTCAAACCCTGCGTCGATATGTTGTATATCATTGGACATATTTAAATGATGTTTATCAATAGACTCCATATATTTATCTTTTAATTCTTGGTCTTCCACATAAAGTTTCAAATACATAAATTGACCATAATAATTCAATAAATCATTTTGTAAATTTGTAAACATACTATTCATACAATCGTTATTTATTTAAATCTGTTTAAAATATATTAATGGCATTAAGTGAAAAATATAACGAAATGTATGGCGACGGAGAGAACTTTTCTGAAAATGTAAATAAAAATATCTTTAGAAACGCGACCAATAATTATACAAATGATGATTTTAATAATGATAATGCTATGAATCGAAGTTTAAATAATGATATGAATCGAAGTTTAAATAATGATAATGCTATGAATCGAAGTTCAAATAATACTTCAACAAACAATACTTTATGGTATATATTTTTATTTATAATACTAGGCAGTATATTATTTGCTTTATTTTACTTCAGAGACAATATTATACAAATGTATAGAGATGTCATAAAACCAAAACCCAACGTAAATAACGAACTGAGACAATTGAACAAAAGTATAAAAGAAGAAAAAGAAAAACGCGAAGAAAAGGAAAAAGAACGGGAATTAAAAAGCAAAAAAGAAAAAGGAGGTGTAAATCAATTGTTGAATAAAATAAATTATAACAGTAACCAAATTGCTAAAGAAGATGGTTATTGTTATATTGGATATGATAGAGGAATGAGAAACTGTAGCGAAATACACCAAGGAGAAACATGTATGAGTGGCGATATATTTCCTTCTTTAGAAATTTGTATGTTTCCTAATTTAAGAGAATAATTATAAACTGGTTTCAAACGGGATGTTTTGGTCGTAAACAATATCACTACAATGACCCTTCTGTGTTTGACAAGATTCTATATTTTGTGTGTCTCTTATCATTTTTAATGTTGCTTGACTGAATCTACTTTTAGACGTAACTGAATTTTTGTATGTATTTTTTTCACTCAATGGTAATTGATTATTTTTATATTGTAGTATTTCTGCTTTACGACGCATTTGTCTCGTTTTATAATCATATTGTTCAAATGAAATATTTCTTCCGTTGGTTCTTCCAACTCTAGTACGAAAATATATATCATCATAAATGTTTACACCTTCGCGATTTTTATATTCTCGTAAATTTGCCAAGGCTATAAACTCTGGATTACCTTCACGAAATTCAAGCTCTATATTATCCGATATATCTGCTAAAATAAGAGAAGAAATATCTTCTATATATTTTGTTCTGGATATAGTTACAAGGCTCATACAATAAAGAATTAAAATAATTCTTTTCGAATATCTTCTAATGAAGCATTTACACCTAATACAGCATCTTGGTCATTTGGCGCATGAATACTTACAAGTTCACCTTTTTCGTTGATGCTTTGGGTTAATTTGTTATTGGTTTCTTTTGCCTTTTTCATATTTTCTTCAATCGCATTTATTTTCGATTCTTTTACTCTTGCTTCAAAATTTTGTTTTGCTTTATCTTCATTAATCTTTTTCTCGTGCATTAAATCATTTAATTCTTTCTCTAAATATTGAACATTTCCAGTTTTGTACGCTTCTGGATGATAAGGCAACCAAATTCCTACTGGTCCTACGTATACATCGTGGTTCGGGTCTGTTTCTCTTAACATTTTACTACGTTGTTCTGCTTCTTCTTGGGTAGAAAATACGCCACGCACTTTTAGTCCTCGGACACTGGTTTGAAAAGCGTTTTCTTTTAAAAATTCCTTTTCAAGAACATCTTCTTGTTTATCTATAAAATTCTTATAATCATCACTCACGTCCACTTTTAGTTTATCTTTGAATGTATCTACAAAAGAGTCATATTCTTTATTTAATTCTTCAATGGGAATATTATATTTATAAGAGACAAAATTAATAAATTCAATGAATTTACTCATTGATTTTACGATATCGTATTGTTGAACAAAACGTTCAAAATAAAATAATTCTTTTTTCTTGATCAAGTGTTCTGGAGAAACAAATGATAAGCATACAAACTTCTGTTCAGCAATGGGTCTATCTTCATCTAATAAATCAACATTCATTATTATAGAATAAATAAATCCTTTATATATTTTTTATGGTTATATTATTTTTATATTTATAAAATATAATGTTGAACTTTAGAGAATTGTTAAAACGCGTCATTAAATATTTAGTAGAAGGTTTGATGGTATCTATTGCCGCGTACGCCATTCCAAAACAAAGTTTGAAATTGGATGAAATAGTTCTTATTGCTTTAGTTGCCGCAGCAACATTTAGTGTATTGGACACGTATTTACCAACTATGGGAACGAACGCGCGAACTGGTGCCGGCTTTGGTATTGGTGCGAATCTGGTCGGTTTCCCAGGCGGGCTATAAAGTAGATATAAATTCCCAATCTAGTTCCCGACATATGTTTTTCCATATTTCGTCTTGTTCTACCTTTTTTTGTTCTTTTAACATTGGGAAATGTTTAAGATAACTTGTTTCGCCTAATAATTCACATAATTTATAAAGTGTATAATAATAATTTAAAAAATTTACTCTATCATTAGGACAATATTTCGAATATGGTATTTGAATATCCATAAATAAATTACATAACGTTTCTTCTAATTTGGGGCTCATTACAGGTGGTTTTATACCAAGCCGGTCTTTAATAAAAGGTATATGTTCATAATATTTATTGTATCCCAATTTTTTTAAGATTTCTTTTGTTTTCTTATTGGTCAATTCGCTCAATTCTATACGTTCTTTTTTGACTTGATTTTCTATTT